TGGGCAGGCAAGATGTTGGCATGATGCTAGATGATGTTGATCAAACATTGGCAGCACACATGTATCAGTATATCAATACTGCATTTGAAAATTATAAGATTCAGTACGATCAAATATCAAAAATTAATCTGCAAACAATTGGTATCAAACTACAAAAAACTCCTCCTGGTGGTGGGTATCATGTTTGGCACTATGAAAACTCTAGTTTCAGAGCAGCAAATAGAGAATTAGCATGGATGGTTTACTTGAATGACATGCCAGAAGGTGAGGCAGAGACTGAGTTTTTGTATCAGAAGAAGAGATACAGACCACAGACTGGCACGTTGTTAATTTGGCCTGCTGGTATGACACATGTACATCGTGGCAACACTGTTTTCACGCATGATAAATATATTACGACAGGCTGGTTCCTAAAACTCCCCTAAGAATAATGGCAGACACTCGTGTAGTAATCCAAGTAAATGCACTAGAACGACTTATCATCGTTGATGGTAAAGTTCAGGTGATTGGAGAAGACTATTGGAACGAAAACATTCAGAATGTATTGTTCCCATTCTGGTCATCAGATAGAGATCGTTTGATCTATCTGAATTATTTCTCTGATGGATCCTATGGTATTGAGAAGAAGAAATATGTTCTTGATCGTGCCACTGGTGAAAGAAAGTGGAAGACCTATGACTGGAGAGAACCAACGTCTGCACAGGTTGCTGAGGTTGCTGAGTTGCTCAAAGAGAAATACTTTGAGTATCAGGATACTGAGCAAGAAGTAATCCAAGAGAAGATTTACAACGAGTATGGTCGTTGGAATAAAGTATCATGGGAAGGAATCAGAATGATTCGTAACTTCATGCTTGATGATTGTGATTGGACACAAATGCCTGATGCACAGTTAGATGATGCAACTAAAGCACAATGGACAGCATATAGACAGAAATTGAGAGATATTCCTACTGATTATGCTGGTCAAGATGCGGATGATGTAAGATTCCCAATTAATCCTATCTTCTTTGCTGGTACATATCAAAGAATGGAAGGAAAGTCTGAGAATGAGTATCTAGCGACAGCAGATCAGTTTGGTGTATTCACATCATCAACTTATGGTGAGTATGCAAAGAGAATTGTTGCTCAGATTGCAAACTACTATAACATCAAGAATCCTGATGCTATCTTCCCACCTGCTGACATTGTTGCATCTACTGCATCTAGCGAAGAAGAACTAGACCTAATCCTACAGAGAATTCAAGCAAATAACGTTTAATTATGTCAACTGAACTTAATATTCTTATCCTTACCCTTACAACGGGTGAGGAACTGATTGCTAATGTAAAAAAACATATTGAAAGAGTTGATGGACAAGACGTTGAAGTCTGTTACAATCTCGTGTATCCATTTGTCATGAAAGAGCAGGGCAGAGAAGGAGATGTAGAGAAAGTATCCTTTATGCCATGGAAAAAATACTCTGGTGATACCCAGTTCTTGCTTGGGTACAATTATGTTATGAATATGTGCAGTCCTCTTCCAAATGTGCTAAACTCATACAAAGATTCTGTGAACAAATACATTCAAACTTTGAGCGAGAGAGCAAATGATTTATGAATATGATTTTCTAGATAAAAACAAATTGAGACAAATGCTCAGTTTGTTTGATGCTGGTAAGTTTGAAGATGGTGCCAAGTCTGGTCCAAAAGATAAAAAGTATAAGCACAACTCAGAGCAAAGTGATATTGATATCGGCAAAATGGTAAATACTGCCGTTTACAAATTAATCAGAGAATCTGAGATCTCAAAGATTCATATTCTCAACAAATGTTCTCCATCTTTGATGCTCAAGTATGAGGTTGGCAATCATTATGCTGATCATAGTGATTTTTTTGACATGTGGGGAACTAGAACAGATTATACCTGTGTTGTTAATCTGAATGATGACTACGAAGGTGGTGAGCATTATATTCAGATTGGAACTGAGAGAATTGAGAAAAAAGTAGAACCAGGCAAAGCACTCATTTATCCAACAGAATTCATTCATGGTGTTAATCCTGTCACCAGTGGTGTTCGTAAGTGCTTGACATTTTGGATGGAAAGTTCTATTGTAGATCCTACAATTAGATACTATCTTGCTGAATTAAATAAGTTCTACTACAAGATTGAAGGTAGTATGGATCGTGAAGATCTAGTCAATTTTGATCTCATTAGAATGGGATTGATCAAGCGCAGCAGTATTTTGAGGAACTGATATGGCATTGCTAACTGATATTAAATCATATGATACTATTCTCACTATCAATGAGATGAAAGAGATTGATAGGATTGCTAGTCGCCCCCGCTGGATGTTTGGTGCTGCTAGTGATACTACCACACCATTTAAAAGATTCTGGAAGATGGATGTCAAAGGAATTACTATGTTTGATAGTATTATTCCAGAGAAGATGAAGATCTTGATTCCATTTGAATTTGAGATCTTGGATTATTATTTGAATGGGCACACATATGGTTTGAATGGTGGAGCACACAAAGATGATGCTGACTATACATTCGTGTTGTTCTGCAATCCTACATGGGATATTACATGGGGTGGCAAGACTATGTTTGTTCAGGAAGATGGTAGATTTGATTCAGTTTTCCCTAAACCTGGGTCTGCTGTATTGTTCCCATCAGATATTTTACACTGGGCAGAAGAGACTGGACGAGAGTTTTATGGTCTTAGAGTAACTGCTGCGTATAAATTAAAGAAAGTGGAGACACAAGATGAACATCCAGACTCTTGATTCTGCTGCAAATTGGGACGATATTGAAGAGTATGCTGCTACACAATCAGGAGCAGTTGTATACTTTGAGAACCCAAGACTTGAAGCAGCAGATGAAGCAACCAAATCAACAGTATTAGATTACTATAAGTTTGATGAAGACATGCCAGCAGAACTGGTGGTAGAATTAGAAAGTAAGTTCTACGGTTACATTCAGTTTAGAAATCCAGATATTGCATTTGATTTTGTCGCTGACTATTTCCCTCGTAGAGATGAATTACCAGACGGTGATTCTGGTGAACCATATTGGTATCAATGCTATGTCATTAGACCAGATGGTGTTGTAGAGTACGATAACAAAGCATTGAGACCAGGAAACAACAGACCACAGTAATGGAACAATTTAATGCATTTAACATTTCTTTCTTTCAAACGAAAGTAGAGAACTGGAGTGAACATAAAGATAGAATACTATCATTGTTAGATCTTGAAGAGTGTGAAGATCATTACACAGACTATCATAAAAACAATCAGAAACTGATTGAGAGCAATGAGTTTGCTTCTTATGGTGAGGAAGTTGTTGATGTATTGAGACCAGCACTTGAGCAATTCAATGAAGTATACCCTAACAACATCAACATTAAATTGATGTGGGCACAGAAGTATGCTGCTAATCACCACCATCAGATACACAATCATGGTGCATTAGGATACAGTGCTATATTCTATGCACAGTTTGATGGTACACACAAAGCGACATCATTTTATGCACCGTATGTTGACTTTATTGAAGGTAATATACTAGAATATGTGCCTGAAGTATCTGAGGGAGATATTATATTCTTCCCATCTGTACTCATGCACCAGTGTCATCCAGTACAATCTGACACAGAACGTATCATAATTTCTTTTAATATCTACTGATGCTTGACACGGGGTTGACACTCATGCTATGGTAGCAAGGCATTTGTGAAACAGCATGAAAGTCCCCACACAATATGAATTGACGCACCTGCAACTGCAAGCGATGCTCCGTGATCACAATATCCCAGAAAGCGAAGTAAAGTATCTGGGTGAATTTGAATACACTGCTGAATATCAAGCACATCCAGAATACCATGGTTATATGATGCATTGGTATCGTATTGGTAATGAGCATGAGGTTCCTGTCTGCGACATCGCATCCGTTGACCGAGTGGACGATGACGATACTGTCCCCCAGAACGACTGATGGGATCAAACTGCTGTATGATTGTGGGGTACTGATCTCCCAGTTATTATGAGGCATTTCTGGACGACTTGCTTATGTGTAGCAGCAGCGGGTTTGTTTGCTGTTGTTGTTCCCAATGATTTCTCTGAATTAGCGATGGCATTTGTTGATCTTGCTCACAGTCCTGCCAAAGCACGAGATGGAGAACAATATTAAGATAGTGTGTGATTATACAGAAATCCACACAAAACAATCTAAAATACTATCAGTACGATAATCAACCATGGACAACAGCAAGCACGAGAAACGCCGCGATGCCCTCGGTCTGTTTTATGAGTCAGTGCTCAAACCAGACCCAGCACTGCGCCAATGTGCTCACAATCAGAAATGTTACCATGAGTTGATGGAATGGCGCTCCCAAGTGCTAGAATATCTTGATCGTTGCCGTAATGAGGAATTCAACTAATGACTATTGAAGGACGCCCTGACATTCAAGTTCCCGATGATTACTGGAGTAAGGAGTATGAGAGACAGCGCAA